GAGGTTTTCCCACGCAAGATTCGTCTTGCGTGAAGATGTTAGGTCCGACTTCTGCGACGGTGACAGAAGCCTCCGCTGACTGAGATCAGCGGGTATTATGCTTCATATGACAACAAGAAGCAGGCGATTCACCACGTTATGGTGCACAGTTACACTGTGGAAGGTGTAAGGAGAGAAGGTGGGCCCCACCTAAAAGAGGGCGAGTAGTAAGTACGCTTACTAGTTCATTTTAAAAGGAGAGAGAAAGGCTATATGCCGTGATGAGGAATGAGAATTTCTGTGTAGTGTGTGTGGACTTCTAAGATCATTACACAGATCTATATTCTGCTTTGTGTCTCTTGGTACTGACCTTGGTTCTGACAGTAATAGAACCTAAAATATTAGAATTTTCGAATCCTTACTGGTAGGAGCGAGAAGCTTGTGTTCGGCTAGTTGGGTAGGATTTATGGTGGACAAGTGCGTCAGTGACGTAACGGTTTATTATATTTCAAAGACATACCAATAGTATCCCAGTGCTAAACTGGTGCTCCGTAATTATTCGGAGTGAGGTATATTGAAAACGGACACCGCCGCATGAAATACGTGGAAGGCCCAGAGATGGGAGTAAGCGTACGTAGATGTTGGTGCAGTTGCATAAATTTTAGAAATGGAAACACAACTAAAAGCATCCGGTTCTAAACGTTACCGCATGAAAACGTTAACTGTCGAGAAATCTCTAAGTAAGGAGAAGGTGGCTGCCTCTTCTTTCTCGGCAAGCAAGCCCTCACAGTGTCTCAATTTATCAGAGACCATGCAAAACGAACTTTATATGTGCGCTCTAAGCGCCATGAGACTTGAGATAGAGTCTATTGGGGTCCCCCTGAGTGAGATCAAGGGAGATTTCAAATTTGAAGGCATTGTAGCTACACGTTATACTCTTAAGTGTGCATGGATGCTAAACGGATTAGATCAGTCGGTCGCTCAAGAAATAATCGAAAGAGTTGAGGCCGAAGTTCTGGATAGATTGAAATTTATTGAGGAATGTCTTATTGAAAGAAAGCCAGCAGTGGTAGCAAGGAGTACTCAATTTGCACTATTGTATGGTCCAAAAGGACATACACAAAGATTTGTCAATAAGAATACGTTTAATAGTACGAAGGGCAAGTACCAACTAATTGACAAAGTGAACTGCAAGTTTGTGGCCCAGGGCTTTGGAGCAGTCGGAAGTGTCGTCAAAGGAATTCAGGTCATTTTGCGAATGTTATCCGCTGCTGGAAATGAATCAACCCAAAAAATCTGTGATGGTTTGATGATGCCTCTTGATATAGCGAGATTTATTCTCGATCTTTTGAAGATTACTGAGGGCGAATGGAGATTTTTGGACATTGCTAGTCTTCTTTTGAGCTTTTATTCTTTGTACAATAGAGCGACAGAATGGCTAGCGCAAGGCTTTGAAACTTTGGCTTTCTCAGCCCTCACTTTAGCACTTCCTAAGCCAATGTTTGAGATTCTGAAGCGCATGAGCTTTCTCACGACGGCAAAACTTTTGGACGATGCGTCGATGTTTAACGAGTTCTTCGCATCCATGCTTGAATTTCTCAAAAAGTGTGTGGAGAAGATGCCAGCTGTAATCTCCCAGCCGATACTGAATTTGTTGGAAACTCTGCACCTAGGAAGTCACTATAGGTTGCACCAAGAGCAAGTGGACCTTTTGAAGAAATGGAAATTGAACAGAAAAGTGATAATTGAGGAGTGTTTTCGTGCCAATGTAAATAGAGTGTACCAGGACAGCATACAGAATCCATCCTTACAGGAGTGGTCTCGTAGATCGAATATGGTTCGTCTCATTCAGGAAGAATTTCGTCATCTCAAGAAATGTGTCAGTGGTTATGAGACAGTGAGACGACCAGAGCCAGTCATTGCTGTTTTTGAAGGCATACCAGGCACATTCAAATCCGTCCTCATGAATCAACTTATAGAGGTCGCGCGTCTTCATCCAACCAATCCGCGCTCGGTGTATGCCCATACAGTCAAGCCTACTAAGGATGGAAAGGACTTCTATGATACGTATAATAATGAAGACATCGTCACATTGGACGATTTGGGCCAGCAAGGAAATTCACAATTTCGAACTTTGATCAACTGGGGATCGGAAGTTAAATATCCTTTGGACTGTGCCGATGCGGGATTGAAACATACCAAATATTTTAACAGCGGCATTGTACTTTTTACAACAAACTCGTTTAGCCGAATAACGGGCTTTACTAAAGATGACTGCATAGCAACACCAGCAGCTCTTTTTAGACGTACTGTTTTGTTCGACTTTAATAATATCAAGAGGACAGCGGACGTTCTTACAGGCACAGTGGTCTTCAAATTCTTCGATGAAGATCGCGGGATATGGTTGGAAGGAATACCATATGGCATTGAAGGACACAGCACATGTAACGCAGACGATAGAGAAGAGCTTTTAGCATGGATGTACTATCTCGTAGATGCTATTGAGAAGAAGAAGGCTTCATTTGCTTCTCTCAATGAGGTGTCCCCTACAATGGCAGCAAATGTGGCTAAATTAGCATCGACAGGAGCCAAGCTTGGATATGATTCCCCTACAGCATATTCTTGCAATAATACGTTCGATCCGGCAGTGGCACGATCTGCTATGGCGCAGACATTTGGAGAAAAGGTAGTCGAGACATTCCATGACGCCACCGACTACATGAGCGATTTTATACCATCCTACGACCTTGTCTCAGATTATATATTGGGAAAGTGCAGTGATTTGTATGATCATGTGAGTGCATCAAAACTAGCATTGGGAACGTTAGTCTGCCTTTCGGTAGCAGCAATTGCCGGATGTGTCTACAAATGGAAACCGAGGCAGAAGATGTTCGAGGCCCAGGCGGGCTTAGAAAAACTTAGAGCTGCGTGCGACGAAGTGCCGTCTTGCCATAGTGTCAACACTGCAGTCGATTATATTTCTAGAGGTCACAAGTTTTGTGTGATCCACAAAGACTCGTCAGATGCCTCAACTTTTGTGTGGGCTAGTGGTCATTTAATTGTCATGCCGTTTCATATTTCGAATTCAAAAGAAATTGTTTTCTCTATGTTCAGTGATCTTACGCTCAATCAGAAGATCTTTGATCATTCTAGTGCGAAATTGGTGTATGCACACAAGCAAGATGACGTATCCGTTTACATGATGAATAGCTGCATTGCAACGCCATTGAAAAGTATGGTGGGAAAGATCGCTCATGGCGAAAAGTATGACCTTTTAATAACACCTTTTGGAGTGAAAGCGCTTGATACTATTTTGCTGCCTGGTGAAGACACGCACTACAGGCGTAGAGACGTTAATAAACAAGTCATTTACGAGAATGTGGCCACAAAGAATAACAGTGTCACTTATAATCTCAGCCACGAAGGACTGTGTGCGTCGCTAATATCAACTACGGCGGGCAAGGTTGGCGGAATGCATGTGGCTGGAATGGGCAAAACCGGAATTTCAATCCTTTGGTCAAAGGATACTACTGATTACATCTCATCTTTGTTTGAGAAGGACGTCCGTTATATTTTGGAATGGGAACCTCGGTCGATAGAGGGTCCAGCGATTAGTGCAGTGCGAATAGACGTGAGTCTTGGAAGACCAGTTCCGAGTAGAAGCGATTTAGTCCCGTCACCGCTTTATGGAGTCTTTCCAGTCACGAAAGAGCCAGCAGATTTGAATGTTCACGGAAAAGACACAATTAACATTCTTGCTGCCAAGTCCTTTGAAGATGTTGGCTATGTTCATAGTGCCGACCTCAAATTCTCGGAAGAGTATCTTAGAACTTTACTCTCCCCTTATAAGCCCCTGACCATTGGAGAGGTCATAAATGGAAATAAGGATTTAGCTGGACTGAATAAGAAATCATCGAATGGTTTCGGTTATGCACAAGGCAAAGAGCATTATGTTGATTTTGAGAAGGGTTCCTTAACAGCAAAGGGCCAGAAACGATATGATGAGGTCAAATCAGGAATTTTGTTGGGCAAGATTGATCCAAAGGAGCTTCTATGGGTTGAGTGCTTGAAAGACGAGCTACGCACTCTTCCAAAAGTATGCAAGCCGCGAACTTTCAGATGCTGCTCCGTCATAATGCAAGTTTTGACGAAGCAGTGTTTTGGAAATTTGGTCGCTAAAATTCAGTCTGAGAAATGGCGCAATGGAATAATGATCGGTATCAATCCGGTCAAGGACTGGCCGAAGCTGTTTGGCCTTTTACAGCAGTGCATCGCCAAGTGGGGAGGTGACTTTAGAAAGTGGGACGGAAAGATGCTTACTCAAATAATGGAGCTAGTCGCTAAAGTCATACCGGAATTTTGTGAAGATGAAGAATGGAAAGTTATATCAGAATTTCTTCTTGTAAATATGGCTCACTGCTATGTCGTCATTGGTAGCAAGACATATAAGCTTACGCATTCAATGCCATCTGGAAGTTTTCTCACGGCTCTTCTCAACAGCATTGTCAACAAGATGATGACTGCGTGCTGGTATAGTTTTGTATGCCGGACAAATGGTATTCCTGTCAATTTAATGGACTTCATCAAGAAGGTTCTAGACTTCGTGTATGGCGATGACAAACTTGTGAGCATCCGTGGTTTAGACCCTGAGTTATTTGGCATGAAATCGATGGCCTCCTACTTTAATCATCTCGGTGTAGGCTTCACAACATCAACTAAGGCTGAGGTCATGTCTAATACGGAGTCATGGAAAGAGATGACCTTTTTAAAACGATCTTTCGTCTGGGATCACGTTAAAGATCGCTTAGTGTGCCCTCTGGATAGAGACACTTTGTGCAGCTCTCTCAGCTGGTATTGCAACAAAAAGGACTTAGAAGTCGTATTGTCAGGAAAGTTAGATGCCTTTCAACGGGAGGCATATTTGTGGGATGACTACGCGGAGCTTATGCGAGTGCTTGAGGCTGAAATGGAGAAGCGCGGCGTATTTCACACTTTTCTCACAGAGAAGAATTTAGATCAATTATGGCGAACTGGAGACTATTTATTGAAGGATTACACCTCTTTTGAGGAGTGTTAGTCCATTTTGTTTTGTTTCGTTGTTGTTTGTATTTTATTTATTTATTTGTTTTTATGTTGACCGCAATGTCATTAAACTTGCACGAGAAACTAACATTGATCTCCTTTTGGAAAGTTGAAGAGAAGTGAAACTCTTGGCGGGTTGCTTTGTTAGTGGATAATTAAATGTCACATTTTAGAGGACTAATGCTCCTAAATTGCATTGCAAATTTTTCAGAATATCAAAAAGTGGATACTGCTTTTCAGTCAAGTCTTATGGTCAGAACTCCTGTAGTCTCGCCTCCAATATACACGCAAACTCCGAAGTTTACCTCGGTGGATTCTAAGATGAAGATGGATTTCTCTCGGTACATCAATAAACCTTTTCATCTTACTTCTTTTGCGTGGTCGAATGCGGCGGCGGCAGATACAACGATTTTTGAGTGTGGACTCCCATCGCAATTGTTGTTGCTCAATCATATAGCTAGTGCCCCCTTTGATCTTGCTAGCTTGTACCATCTCTCAGGGTGCTTTATAGTACAAGTAGCTGGTACTCCTATGCATGCTGGATGTCTTATCGCTGGCGTGGTCCCGGCAGGCTGTCAAGATGGTAGTACTGTTGCCTTGCAAATGGCTCCACATGCCATGTTGCATGCGAATAATAGTTCTGCAGTCTGTATCGAAATACCGTGGTATAGCGGTACCAAGCTTCGCTATACTCCGTCACAAGCCGATGGTCATGACGAGTTGTTGTCATCGGCTAGAAATACCACCTTTCCTTACGACTTTGCGTCTTTACGGTTCAGAGTCTTATCTCAACTTGCTCCTCCGACATCTGGTAGCATTTCCTTGACAGTTACCATCGCTGTCAAGTTTGATAATATGAACTTTTATGTGCCAAAGGCATCTTATACACAGTCTTTGACAGCCAAGCCGGATCCCAAACTAGACAAAACTGTTAGGCAGGCAGAGGCCCAGTGTTTTGCCGAGATAGTTACGAATGCATTCACTATTGTCGGCGTGTGTGCGACTATAGTGTCAGTTCTCAGGTCTTTTTGTTGGCTCAAAGAAAAGTGGCCGAAATCTCCCGTCCCATATGACGCTCAGGGCTTTGCTGAATCCGCGACAGGTGCTATAGATGGCGTATTTAAAGTCGGTAAAAAGTTTGTTGGAGACGTCTTTGACAATACTCGTGGCCTCATTCGTTCGTATACAGGTCTTCATAATCCAAATACTGACAATCCTATGCATCGCGCAGTCATAGCTTTGCGTAACAATCCGAATTATGTTGATAAAGAGACTTTTATGTATAAACTCGATCCGTATGCCGAGTTTGCTCAACCGTGTGAGGAATACTACTCTGATACTAAAGTTGATGAAGGATTGATTTCTTTTCTTCTGTCAAAACCTGTGGCAGTTAGTCGTGTTCCAGTCACAGCATCTACAGCCGCTGCGACTCTTCTCTTTACAGCTCCTATGCATCCTTTAATGTTTAGAAACCAGGTTGGTTCCACTATAAGTGTAGTGGCACCAATTCATAAATTGTCTTTGATGTCTAAATATTTCTCAGGTAGCCTGAAGCTCACATTGCAAAATTGTGGAACCAATTTTCATATGTATAAGCTTCTTGTTGTGCGTGAATACTACTCCTCAGG